ATGGGGCTGTTCGACGAAAAAGGCGTAACCAGCACCAGCGTTGTCATTGATGAATGCGAGGGTCGCCTGGTGCTGGTACCCAACACCTCGCGCAACGATGACCCGGCACCCATGAAGGGCGGCAAGCGCAAACGCCGTACCTTTGAAACTCTGCATTTGCCGCTGACCCGGCCACTGCTACCAAGCCAACTGCAGGGCGTTGCTGCGTTCGGCCAGGAGAGCACCACCGCTCCAGTGGCCACGGTGATCAATGACAACCTGCAGGAGCTGAAAAACAGCATCGAGGCCACCCGCGAGTTTCAGCGCGTGGGCGCCTTGCGCGGCAAGCTGCTGGATGCAGACGGCGAAGTCCTGACTGACCTCTACAAAGAGTTTGAGGTCAGCCAGAAGAAAATCACTGTGGCACTCAGCAACGCCGGGACCAACGTGCGCAAGGCTTGTCTCGATGCCAAGCGTTTTTCCGAGTCCAAGCTGGGTGGCGTCATGGTCACGGGTTTCCGCGCCCTGTGCGGGCCGGACTGGTTCGACGCGATGATCGATCACGAAAAGGTCAAGGCGGCATTCGCCAACTACCAGGAAGCGCAGGACCGCCTCGGCGGCGATGTGCGTTCCGGTTTCACCTTCGGCGGCATCGAGTTCATCGAGTACGACGTCACCGTCAGTGGCCAGCGCTTCATTCCGGCCGATATTGCCCAAGTGTTCCCGGTGGCCCGTGGCGCGTTCCGCATGTTCAACGCCCCGGCCAACTACAACGAAACCGTCAACACCCTGGGCCAGCCGTTCTACAGCAAGGCCGAGGAACGCAAGATGGGCAAAGGTTGGGATCTGGAAGCCCAAGCCAACCCGTTGGCCATGTGCTTGTTCCCTGAAGCCCTGGTCGAGCTGAAGGCGGGCTGACCCATGCGCTACTGCACCCGCAACGACATCGGCAATGCCATCCCGGAGATGACGCTGATTCAGCTCTCCAACGATGACCCGGCTGCCATGCTGCCCAACGAAGGCGTCATCGAGGACGGCGTGCGCCAGGCGGAGGAGCTGGTGGATGGTTACCTTCGGGGGCGTTACAACCTGCCACTCGATCCGGTGCCGACCGTGCTGCGGGATGCAGTGGTGTACCTGGCGCGGCACTGGCTGTACCAACGCCGTCCTGAAGGTGCGTTGCCTGATGCGGTGAAGGACAGCCGCAAGGACACCATCAAGCTCCTGGAAAGCATCCGTGACGGTGTTGTCACCTTGGGCATGCCCAGCGGGCAAGCCGCGCCAGAGCCTGGTGAGATCCGTGTTCGCGCACGTCGCCAGCAGTTTGGTGGCGATCTCTGGGAGCGATACGAATGAGCCAGCCCAAAACCCAAACCGAGCAGATGCTGGCTGCCATGCTTGAACGCCTGCAGGAGGCGTTCGGCAAAACATTGTCGGTCGAGCTGTTTCCTGAAGACCCGGCGCATTACCGCCTGAATCACCCCAAGGGGGCTATTTTGCTGGCCTACGGCAAATCCACCTTTGGCGGTTCCGAGGCCGGTGACTCCATGTTCCAGGCCCGCAACATCGTCATCAGGCTGACCCTGGTGTTTCGCCAACTCAATGGCAAAGACGGAGTTGTCAGCTACCTGGACCAGATCCGCGCTTGCCTGACTGGCTGGTTCGCTCCGCACTGCGACCAGGCGTGTCGCCCAGTGGCTGAACAGTTTATTGGCCAGGTCAGTGGCCTCTGGCAATACGGACAGGACTTTGCAATGCGCGCCACTCAACTGCAGGCATTCGCCCCAAGCGATCCGCCTCTGTCGGTCAACCTCCAATTTGAGGAGAACCCATGAACCTTACCCGCTACATCTACACCGGCCCACAAAGCGCCGCCTCCCTGCGGGTAGACGACTCGCGTGAGTTGCTGGAAGTGCAACTGCATACCGGTGAAAGCGTTGAACTGCCTGCTGACCATGAGTACACCCTCGTGCTCCTGGAGCTGAAGCACCTGGTACTGGCACCGAAACCGACCGGCAAAGCGTTGTCCGGCCCGTCTGAACCCAAGAAGGAGGCGAAGCCCAATGCCAGCTAACTATTTGCACGGTATTGAAACCACCGAGATCGAACGCGGCCCTCGGGCCATCAAGGTGGTCAAGTCCGCAGTCATTGCACTGGTGGGCACCGCCCCCATCGGGCCAGTCAATGCGCTGACCCTGTGCTTGAACGAAGGCGATGCTGCACAGTTCGGCACCCACCTCACCGGGTTCAGCATCCCAGAGGCCCTGGACGGCATCTATGACTTCGGCGCCGGTACTGTGCTGGTGGTCAACGTGCTCGATCCTGCTATCCACCGCGCCAATGTTGCTGGCCAGGTGAAACAGTTCGGGGACAACGACCTGTTGCAACTGGGACACGGGGCGTTGCAACTGCTGACGCTGAAACCAGTGGAAGGCGACAGTGCCTATGTGCTGGGCACTGACTACACCGTGGACATGCTGACCGGCCGGGTGAAACGGGTGGCCACCGGCAGTATTCCGGCCAATGCCCAGGTGAAGGCGGATTACACCCATGCTGATCCGGCCAAGATCACGCCTGCCGAGATCATCGGCGCGGTGACCGTGGCAGGCCGACGCACCGGGTTGAAGGCTTTCCAGGACAGCTACAACACCCTGGGTTTCTTCTCGAAGATCTTCATCGCGCCAGGGTTCAGTACCCTGAACTCGGTAGGCGTCGAGCTGGCCTCGGAAGCCATTAAAGTGGGCGGCGTCACCTACATCGATGCGCCTATCGGCACCACGGTACAGCAAGTGATTGCGGGCCGTGGACCAGCGGGCGCCATCAACTTCAACACCAGCAGCGACCGGGTCCGTCTCTGCTTCCCGCATGTCAAAGTGTATGACGCCGCCACCAATGGCGAGCGCCTGCAGCCGCTGTCGATCCGTGCGGCAGGCTTGCGGGCCAAGGTGGACAATGACAAGGGTTACTGGTGGAGCAGCTCCAACCATGAGCTGCTCGGCGTCATTGGGCTGGAGCGCCCGTTGACGGCGCGGATCGATGATCCGAACAGCGAAGTCAACCTGCTGAACGAAGTAGGCATCACCACCGTCTTCAACTCATTCGGCACCGGTCTTCGTTTGTGGGGCAACCGCACGGCGGCTTGGCCGACCGTGACCCACATGCGCAACTTCGAAAACGTCCGGCGTACCAAGGACGTGGTCGACGAGTCGATCCGCTACAGCTCGCTGCAGTTCGTTGACATGCCGATCACCAACTCGCTCATCACCAGCATCACTGAGAGCGTCAACCTGTTCCTGCGCAAGCTGATCGGCGATGAAGCCCTGATCGGCGGTGAATGCTGGTATGACCCGGCGCGCAACCCTCAGACGGAGCTGGAACAAGGGCATGCATTGTTCAACTACAAATTGACCGTGCCACTACCATTTGAGCGTGGCACCTTTGAAACCGAAATCACCGGGGAATACCTGGTCAACCTGGGAGCCCAATAATGGCCGGTTTTAGTGCGCACCGTGTTTCCAACGCCGCCATCTATCTCGATGGCGCCAGCTTCTTTGGCCGCGCCGAAGAGATCGATCTGGGCTCGGTCAAGACCGTGACCAGCGACTTTCAGGGGCTGGGGATGGTTGGCCTGATCGAACTGCCGGACGGCATCGACAAGCTGGAAGGCAAGATCGTCTGGAACAGCATGTACTACGACGCTGCAATCAAGTTGGTGACGCCATTCAAGAGCGTGCAACTGCAGTGTCGCTCCAACGTCCAGGTCTTCAACAACGGCGGTTTGGTTCGCGAAGTGGCGCTGGTCACCATGATGACCATCAGCGGCAAGGAGTTTCAGCTGGGGAGTCATAAGCCACGAGATCCGACCAAGTATGAAACGCCGTTTTCGGCGACCTACGTGCGGCAGGTGCTGGATGGGCAGGAGGTGGTGCTGCTCGATTACCTAGCCAACATCTTCCGCGTAGGCGGTCAGGATCAGTTGGCCAAGTACCGGCAGAACATCGGTCAGGCTTGATTAGCCAGGTAACCCCAAGTGGTTACTGGCAAATTTAACCCCAATGGACAGGGCTTGACCGGCGATGTCGCCCAACAGGCTTTTGGCACCACTCTTGGTGGCATCAACCAGTTGATCACCTAGGGTTGGCCCGGTGCTGAGGCTGTCTGGAACAGCCTTCAGTACTTCTAGTCCTTTAGCTGTAAGCACTGCATCTAGGTAGCCAACGTTGTAAGTCTTGTCACTGAAACGCAGATATCCAGACTCGGCTAGCCAATCGATACAGGCAAACAGAAACTCACCTTTAGCATTAGGTACTTCTGCACCATAGGCCTCATTGAAGTACGAGGCATCAGGAATGAGCTTGGTCACGGTTAGGTTGCGTGGAACTGGAAAACTCTCATACAGCGTACCGAGTATCAGGCCGGTGAACTCGTCAAACTGTTTGATATTGGAGGTGGTCATGTCCTTGACTCCTGGAGCGCAAGATTTAAAGCCTCAACGTCTTGATGAGGTGTTAAAGAGCATCGATTTGCAAGTGCGTCGAGATGTCGACCCAATGCGGGCGAAACATTACTGGGAGACCACGCTGTTAGGAACCCCAAATGATGTACTGGTTGAGGCGCTGACGATGGCATTAGCGTCTGGCCGCTATCAGATGACACCACGCGGCTGCCCATGCTGTCGAAACCGCTAACACTAGCCTACTGAGCTGCCACGGCCATTACCCGAAGCCCCGCCAATTGTGCGGGGCTTCGTCTTTAAACTCGATTAAAAGCCAGTGCCACGACTAGATGCGATGCTCAGAACTCATTTAGAGCAACTGATCCATCGGATCAATCTGGAGTACGAACGTGGCCGACAAGCTCAGCATCCCCCTCAAGTTTCCCTTCACCTCCGCAGCTGGCGTGAAAATCAGTTCGCTGCCCGTCACTCGCCTCAAGCGCAAAGACATCAGCGCCGCTCAGACTCACACCAAGGACGAAGCCGCCATGGAGGATTTCCTCCTCGCGAAAATGACCGGCCTCACCATCGAAGATCTGATGGACCTGGACATCGCCGACTCCAAGACGGTCGTCGAGGTGTTTCGGGAAATGGCTGGCGGAGGAGACCTTGCTGCAGTCCTGGGACGAAGCGCTGTTGCTGGTATTGAGGATGCAGCCATCTGAGATCGATGAGCTGGATATGGAGCGGTACTGGTTTTGGGTCGACGTGTGTAGGCGAGAAATCGACCGCCGCAACGAGATAGCCGAGGCACAGCGCTAACCACTCCGCTCACACCTAGAGCCTGTACCGTCCGGCGCCCCTGACCTTGGGGCGCCCCCTCAATCAGATAGCCTGCAGAGTACTCCATGGCGAATGAAGTCTTAGTCGGACTGCGAATAGGCGCCGCTGTATCGGGCTCCTTGAGTGCCGCGTTCGGTTCTGCCAAGTCAACGGTGCAGCAACTCGGGCGTGCAACTGATGGCCTTACGGCCAAGCAAAAACTCATCGGGACTGAACTGGCCGCATCCATCGCTCGCGGCGGCTCGGGCATCGAACGTATGCGCCGTCAGTATGATCAGGTCGGCAGAACGATTGAGCAGTTGAAGGCCAAGCAGGAAGGCCTCAACGCCAGCATTGCCAGAGGCGCCGCACTTAAAAACCAACGCAGCGAGCTTCGTGGCCAGGCTATGGAAACCTTGGGTACGGCTGCGGTTGTCGGCGCTCCTATTGTGCAGTCGTTACGAACAGCCATCGACTTCAAAGACCAGACCCGTGACATCGCTATCACGGGGGGATTCGACGAAGCCGAAGAAACGCGCCTCAGTGACGTGATGCGCGGTGCTGCGTTGAAGTGGAACCAGACGCAGACCGAAGTTGCCAAGGGTACTGGTGTACTGATTGCTGGCGGGATTTCCAGTGCGAATGAGTTGGCCGCTTACGCTCCCATCATGGCAAAAGCTGCAACAGCCACTCGGGCGAGCATGGATGACCTTGGCTCAGTGGCCATCGCGCTGAATGACAACCTCGGGATTGGTGCAGACGGACTGGAGCGAGCAATGAACATGCTTGCCTATGCCGGTAAACGCGGTCAGTTTGAATTGGCGGATATGGCCAAGTGGCTGCCTCAGTTGACGCCTCAGTTCGCCGCCCTGGGGATTACTGGGGAGCGTGCCGTTGCTGAAATTGGCGCGTCTCTGCAGATCGCACGCAAGGGTGCAGGGAGCAATGACGAAGCCGCCAACAACTTCAAAAACTTTCTTTCTAAGCTGACTTCTCCAGATACGTTAAAAGCATTTAATGATGCTGGCATCGACATTAAGCAGTCATTGAACAACATGATCAAAAATGGCTTGACGCCGACTCAGGCCATGCTGGAGGTCGTTACCAAGTACATGGGTACAAAGGGGCCTGCTGCGGCTGATCAACTTCAAAAGGTGATGGCCATCAAGGACGATAAAGAGCGAGAGATCGCGCTCAACCGTCTGAATGAAGCCTACAAACTAGGCGAACTGTTTCGTGACCAACAAGCGCTGTCTTACATTCGGCCTGCATTGGCCAACCGCTCTGAACAAGCCGATATTCAAAAAGAGAGTATGACGGCTGCGGATCAAGGCATTCTTGATCAAGACTGGCAGAAGCGTATGGGCAGTCCGAAAGAGCAACTGAAGGCACTGACTATCAGTTTGTCAGAAGTCGGTATTGCTCTTGGGGGAGCGCTCTTGCCTTCTCTTGTTGAGATCACTCAAGCAATTGTTCCGGTAGTTCGGTCATTTGCTGTGTGGGCAGAGGCCAATCCAGGTTTGGTCAGCGGTGTTGTGAAAGCAGTTGCCAGTCTTATCGCGCTAAAACTCAGTTTCATTGGAATCGCATACGGGGCGAACCTGGTGATATCGCCTTTTGTGGCAGTGGGCACCACCATCAGGACAGTGTCAGCAAAATGGACTCTGCTGCGTGGGCTATGGCAAATGGGCAAGTTCACCCCATTGATCACTGGCCTTGGTCGCGTCGGTAGTGGGCTGGCGACAGTTGCAAGGTACAGCGGCCTGTTCCTACGCGGCGTCGGAATGGCCTTGGGCGCTCCGCTGGCCATGATTGCTCGCGGCGCGCTCGGCCTGGGCAAGGTCCTGGGTGGCACGTTGTTGTTCGGCCTTAAGTTGGCTGGCCAGGCCGTGCTGTGGTTGGGCCGTGCTCTGATGATGAACCCTATCGGACTGGCGATCACTGGCATCGCCTTGGCGGCTTACCTGATCTACCGCTATTGGGACCCCATCAAGACCTTCTTCACTGGCCTGTGGGCCGAGGTCAAGGAAGGCTTCAATGGTGGTCTGACGGGCATCATCGGTTTGCTGATCAACTTCTCTCCCATTGGCTGGTTCTACCGGGCCTTTGCGGCCGTGATGGACTACTTCGGCATTGAGTTGCCCGGGAAATTTACCGAGTTCGGCGGCATGCTGATAACGGGCCTGGTCAATGGCATCACCAACATGGCCGGATCTCTCAAAGACAGCGTCATAGGCGTCGGCTCATCGGTCAAAGGGTGGTTCACCGAGACCCTCGGCATTCAGTCGCCGAGCCGGGTGTTCATGGGATACGGCGCAAACATCAGTGAAGGCGCGGCCATCGGGATCAGCTCTCATGCAGGCCTGGTACGCAAGGCCGCGCTGGGCATGGCAGCACAATCGAAAGTCGATTTGCTGCCGCCTGACCCGGCAGCAGTCTCCAGGGCCAGCATGATGGGCAACGGTGGAGGCGCCATTCCTGGTGGGGCACCAGCTGCTGGCGGTCAGTCCGTCTTCAACTTCTCGCCTCAGATCAATGTGCCTGGCGGCGGCCCAGGTGTGCGTGATCAGGTCAACCAGGCGCTGCAGGCTGGCTATGCCGAGTTTGTACGGTTCATGGAGCGTTACGAGTACGACAAGCAACGCCGCAGCTATGGGCCTGCAGGCGGAGGTTCCGCCTGATGTTCGCGATCCTGGGTGAGATTGAATTTACCGTTGCCGGTGGCATCAGCGGCATGGAACGGCGTGGATCGGCTGATTGGGCGGAACACACACGCATCCAGGGCAAACCCCTACTGGAGTGGATCGGTGAGGGGTTGGATGAATGCAACCTGACAATCGAGCTGCATCCTGTTCTAGGCGATCCCGAGGCGCGGCTCCGGGCCTTGCATCTGGCTAAGAAGAAGCATGAGCCCCTGGCGCTCGTGATGGGGAGCGGCGAGTACTTGGGGCCGTATGTCATCGTCGACCTCAACAACGTCATCCGCCGCGCTACGGCCGTAGGCCAGATCAGGTCGGCCTCGGTCCAAGTAAGCCTGAAGGAGTACACGGGGGCGTTTACTCGCAAGGTTCTTCGTCCTGGTCTGCTCGATCCGGCGGTCAGTGGAACTTCAGCGGCAGTAATAGGTTCTCCTGGGCTCATCTCGCGGATGCTGCCATCGCCCAGCACAACCCAACTGGTGATCGGGCACGCGAAAACTGCCGGTAACGTGCTGAAGGCCGGTCAGAACCTTTATGAGACGGTCAAAAGCGGTAATGCCTCGATGATCCTTGGCCAAGTCCCCCAGTTGCTGGGCGTGACCGCTCGGGCAATCGAGCCACTGCAGGGACTCAAGGACGCGGCTGGCCTGCTCGATGACGGCTCCGACCTGTCGCGGCTGGGCGAGGACGTGCTGGCCAGCGTCATGGGCGCCCGCTCAAGCCTTGACCCGGTCGACCTGGGCAACATCGTTGACCGGTTCGAGGCCTCCCAAGAGTCGCTTGAGCAGGCGCTGAGCAAGATGGGCGGCGCCAGCACGCGGCTGTCGGAGTTGGCCGCACAAGTCCTCACGAGGAAGGCATGATGCTTCTTGTCCATGTCACCACTGAGGGAGAACGCTGGGATCAATTGGCTTGGCACTATTACGGTGACGCTCACCGCTATTTACCGATCGTTGAGGCGAATCCTCATGTGCCGATCACGGCTGCTTTGCCTGCAGGCTTGAGCTTGGCCATCCCAATCCTTGAACCCGAACCTGCAGCGGAGGATCTACCGCCATGGATGCGATAACACCCGCACAGGTGCCCGAGGCGCGCTTCGTGCTGACCTACCAGCAACGCAACATCACGCGGAACATCAGTGACCACCTGTTATCACTGACTTACCAGGACTTCCTGACTGGCGAAGCCGACAACCTTGATGTCGAGCTTGAAGACTCTGAGGGCAAGTGGCGAGACGCTTGGTATCCGGGACACGGCGATACCTTGGCGCTGTCCATCGGATGGGCTGGGCAGCCTCTACGAACCGTTGGCCGGTTTGAGATCGACGGTATCGAGCTGCGTTGCCCGCCCTCGACGATCACCATTCGTGCCCTGGGCACGGGCATTAACAGCCCTTTGCGCACGCCGGAACACAAGGCCTACGAGAACACCACTTTGGATGCAGTGGCCAAGCAGGTCGCCACACGCCAGGGGCTGGTCCTGGTGGGCAGCATCGAGCCGATCAAACTCGACCGCCTGACGCAGCAAGAGTCGGACCTGGTCTTTCTGCGCCAGCTGGCCGAGGAATATGACTATGCCTTCAAAGTCACCGGCAACAAGATGGTGTTTCACGCCATCAGTGAACTGGCCAGAGGTGCGCCAGTGGCCACTCAAGTCCTCGGCGACCTGGCCAACGTCAACCTACGGGACCAGATCCGCGACATTCCCAAAGCCGTGAAGGTCAAACACAAAGACCCCGCGCAAAAAAAGCTGGTCGCCTACGACATCGTCAACGGCGAGACCGTCGCGGTCCCCAGCAGCGCCAGTAAGACCACGACCAGCGGCGACACCAAGAAGAAGCGCAAGCGCACCGCCTCGGCCGAAGAGGCCAAGGCAAAAGCCAAGGCTGAGCTGGCCAAGGCAACCGCGAGCGTACAAAGGGCAGTTGGACGGCAATGGGTCGACCTAACCTGGTTAGCGGGAACATCGTCACCCTGGCAGCCGCAGGCAAACTTGGAGGCAACTACCTGATCACATCCGCTCGCCATGAAATGACTCGCAGCGGCGGCTACATCGTTGACATGGAGTCGTGCCGGATCTCGGCGCCCTCGATCTCCATGACGCTAGAAAACACCAAGCCTGACCTGGCGCTTTCGACCTACGGCATCGAGCGCGAGGTGGTGGCCTGATGGGCGTTGAACTGGAGTACGGCGAAGTCAGTGCCGTGGACTACGTGACCTGCCGTATCCGGGTGCGCCTGGATGAGCGCGATGGTGTCGAGAGTTATTGGCTCAACGTACCCCAGCGCAACACACAGGGCACCAAGCGCCGTCCGTTGATGCCCGAGCTTGGTGAGCAGGTTGCGGTGTTGCTCGATGCCGATGGCGTGGGTGGTGTGTGCCTGGGCGGGGTCTATTCAACAGCAGAACCGCCGCCCGTTGTCGATGAGGACACGGACTATGTACGTTTCAGCGACGGGACTGTCTCGACCTACGACCGTGCGGCTGGGGTCATGACGCTGGACTGTGTGGGGGCTTTGCTTGTGAAGTGCGGGCGGAATATCACGGTTGAAGCTGGGGAACCGGTGGTAGTCAGGGCGCCTGCAGCGACATTAGATATCCCGCAGGTCACGCTGAATGGAAACCTGCAGATGAAGGGCGATCTGCAGGTCAATGGCAACGTCACCGCCAGTGGAGTGGTCATGGACGCAGGTGGAAACTCGAACCACCATAGTCACTAAATAATATTTCGGCGCTTTGTTGCTGGTGTTAAAGCCCTAACTGCTTCCAGTTCTTTTTCTTCAGTGATGCAATAACGAACAGTCATATTCAATAGTGTAAAAAGCGCCAGCGCGACCTCAGGGGTGTCATTAAGATTCACGGTTCCCGGATGCACGGACTCATTCCCGAAGATTCTAATGGTGTCAAACGCCTTTAGAACTCGACTCGGAAGTCCTTTTTCTACGAGTTCACCAATTTGCGTGTGGATGTCTCCTTTCTTACCTAGAAGCTGCTGACAGAGCTTTTGTACGCATAACCTGAGCAACGCCGCAGAAGCACGTGGTGAGTGGTTAAAAATCAACCTAGCCTCTTCGAAGTCTATTTTTATGTCGTCAGGCATATCCTCTTCTGCAGCTGGAGCGGTAGAGGCACTCGGATAAATTAGGTAGCCCGTACCTCCGATTAGTACTGATAGTGGATTCGTGGCAGATTTGTCATCACCAATCCACACACCAGGCCGACTGCAAGCACTGCAGAACGACATTGATACCGGTGAGTATTCATCAGGGTTCACCAGTAGATGCCTCCATTGCATCGCGGAAAAAGCACCGCAATGAGGGCATCTGAAGCTCTGTTTTTTATAGCCGGGGGTTGTATCACTCTGTTTCATACGATCCTTCGAAATAGTTGAACATCAGTCTTATTTAACCTGAATGCATCTTTAATCTCGATCAAAAGCTTACTGCCTCCGATCTCTCCAACATGGGTGCATGACCACGCCCATTCCTTATACCAGCATCACCGCCGCCCACTGGCAACCCGCCCTCGGTACTTCCGGCGAGGTGGTCGAGGGCCTGCGTGACATCGACCAGGCGATCCGCATCATCCTGACCACCCCCAAGGGCAGTGATGCACACCGGCCAGAGTTCGGCAGCAACATCCATCTGTACATCGACTGGCCTGTCAATCGCGTGACTCCGCACCTGGTGCGCGAGGCGGTTGATTCGATTCGCCAGTGGGAGCCACGGGTTTCCGTAGTCCAGGTACAGGTAGCCATTGAGGGCTCGCAGGTGACTTTGCGGGTTCAATGGCGTGTTGCGGATGGTGTCACCCAGTTGACCGAGGTGCCCTATGCGCGAGCTGCCTAAACCGGTGTTCGTCGAGATCGATCCGGCCGCCAACGAAGCGGACTTGATTGCTCGATACGAGGGCAAGACAGGAAAGACTCTGTATCCCGCGCAAGTGGAGCGACTGTTTATCGACCAGGTCGCTTATGCCCAGACACGCCTGCAGTTGGCTATTCAGAGCGCTGGCGAGCAGCTCCTGGTGCGTTATGCCAAGGCCCCGATACTCGATTACCTTGGCGAATTGGTGGCGACCCCAAGGCTGTTGGCCGTTCCCGCCCGCTGCCCCTTGCAGTTCCGTATGCCGACTGCCGTGCAGCAGCCCCTGCTGATACCGGCAGGCACCCGCGTCAGCACCCAGGACGCCAAGCTTTCATTCCTGACAGACCAGGATGCCCTCATCCTGACCGGGCAAACGCAGACCAGCGTGACGGCGACCTGTTTGACTGCCGGTGTCCTCGGCAACGGGTGGGCTGTCGGCCAGATCAGCAGCATTGCCAACCCACCTGCAGCCGGTCTGATCGCTACCAACACCAGCGTCACTGCAGACGGCGCAGAGGACGAGGACGATGACCGCTATCGCGAGCGGATCATTCTCGCCCCGGAGGCATTCAGCAATGCGGGTAGTCGTGGTGCTTATCGCTACCACGCGCTGGCAGTACACCAGTCCATCATTGATGTCGCCGTGCATGGGCCAGACGAAGGTCAGCCTGATGGGCACGTTGCACTGTTTCCGCTGACCAGTACCGGCTTGCCCTCAGTGGACTTGCTGCAGCGTGTCAAAAGTCAGGTCAGTGGCGAGAAAGTACGTCCGCTGTGCGACACCGTGCATACCTACGCACCCACCGAGGTCGCCTACGAGATCAAGGCGCGCATCACCTTCTATGACTCTGCAAGTCGTGAAGGCGCTATGAAGATGGCCCAAGCTGCAGCGCAAGCCTACGCCGTTGAACGACGTGCAGGCCTTGGACGTGATCTTGTCCAGGAGCAACTCACCGCGCTGCTGCAGGTGAATGGTGTGTATCGAGCAGACGTTGAGCTTCCAAGCGCTGTACGCGAGCTGCAGGGGCACGAGTGGGCAAACTGCACCTCTATTCAGCTGTTGGATGCAGGGTTCGTCTATGGCTAACCATCAGCTGCCACCGGCACTGGCCGGTGATGAGCGTTTTGCAGTGCTCTGCGAATTACTCGACGAAACGCTTGAGGGCCTCGATCTCAATGTCATGTTGGTTTACCTGGTCGACTTGGTGAAGCCTGGATTGCTGCCAAATCTGGCAGATCAGTTTTCCCTGCTCGATGAAGCGGCCTGGCAACTGGCCGAGTCCGACGAAGCCAAGCGCAACCTGGTCAAGAACGCCGCCCAGCTGCATCGATACAAGGGCCCCCCCTGGGCTGTGCGAGAGGTCATTCGCTTGCTTGGCTTCGGCGAGGTAACGCTCCAGGAAGGAATGAACAACCGTCTGCGTGATGGATCGATCACCCGAAATGGCGACTACGTCCATGGCGATCCCTCGGCTTGGGCCCTTTATCGCGTTGTGCTTCAGCGCGCCATAACCAACGACCAGGCTGCGCTCCTGCGCCGCCTTCTTCTTTCCGTAGCGCCCGCCCGCTGCCGCCTGGTGACCCTCGACTATCAGTCTGTCGCGATCCGGCACAACGGCGTTGCGCGTCGCGATGGCCAATACAACCATGGGAGCAGCTAATGGCCGATCTACCCGAGTCCAATGAGTGGACAACTGGCATCTATCAACTCGAAACCTCAGACCCTGTCCTCGGCGGCCCTGAAGGCATCGACAACCTGCAGGCCAAACAGCTTGCGAACCGTACACGTTGGCTCAAGGACAAGGCAGACTCGCTGAGCATCTCCCTTGCCGGGAAAGCCGGGAAAGCAACAACCCTCGGCGGCTACGGCATCACTGATGCGTTCACCAAGCCCGAAGCCACTTCGGCTATTCAGCAGGCTATTGCAAGCTTGGTGGCATCATCACCTGCCGCACTCGACACATTAAAAGAGCTGGCTGACGCGCTGGGCAATGATCCGAACTTTGCCACTACGATGACTAATGCGCTTGCTGGCAAAGCAGGAAAGGCAACCACTCTGGGCGGCTATGGCATCACCGATGCGCTCACCAAGCCCGAAACCGCTGCCGCGATCCAGCAGGCGATAGCAAGCTTGGTAGCATCATCACCTTCGGCGCTCGACACACTAAAAGAGTTGGCTGATGCTCTGGGTAATGACCCGAATTTTGCTACCACGATGACTAACGCCCTGGCGGGGAAGGCCAGCAAAGCAACCACTCTCGCGGGGTATGGCATTACCGACGCCTACACAAAATCGGTGTCGTACACCAGGGCGGAGGTAGATGCGTTGCTGAAGAACCTGTCAGCGCTGCCTGTCGGGGCCATGGTGCCGTTTCCAAAGGGGACTGTGCCAGCGGGCTTTCTTGAGATCGATGGCAGCGTGCAGAGCGCTGCCACCTTCCCGGACCTTGCAGACTACCTCGGAACTACATTCAACAGGGGCGACGAGGGCGCCGGAAACTTCCGGTTGCCGGAATCACGGGGCGAGTTTTTTCGCGGTTGGGACCATGGGCGTGGAGTCGATCCTGGTCGCGCGCTCGGCAGTTGGGCCCCGGATGAGTTCAGGTCGCACAATCACGGTGCTCCAAACTCGGATGCTCCGGGCGGGGTTTACGGTAGCTGGCTGTATGCAGAACTCGGCAATGCTGCAACGAACTACGAAAACCTTACGAAGAGCACCGGCGGCAGTGAAACCCGACCCCGCAGCATAGCGGTCATGTGGTGCATCAAGGCCTGGAATGCCCCCGTCAATCAGGGAAATATCGATATCGCTGCCTTGGCTACGTTGGCGGCTCAGGCGACCGAAGCCAACCAGGGCACTGCTAAGGTTTCGACTCAATTCAAGGTTGATGAGGGACTAGATGATGCAACGTTCGTAACTCCAAAAAAGTTGAGATTTGGCTTTTCCATGAGTCTTGCAATGAACGGCTACATCATTTTCCCTACCTGGCTGGGTGGCTTAATTTTGCAATGGGGGCAATTTACGTCTAGTCCCACCGCAAACGCAGTAGTTTCAGTCACTTTCCCGGTAGCATATGCCTCCTCTGTTCTACAAGTTCTTCTAACCCCGATGGTTAACTCTGTTGGCGTTGGGGATGCGCGTTGGCACGACCCCTCCGTGAATGGCTTTAACGCGCGCGCTTCTTACGCTAGTGCAACTATTTCTTATATCTCAGTTGGTAGATAGGGTGAGAGCTATGCGCTATTACAGCAAGACGACTCAAACGACTTACATATCCGGTCTGCATACCTCCATTCCAGAGGATGCAGTAGTAATATCCGAAGAACGCTATATGTCAGTAATTGGCAATCCGCCTCCCGGGAAATTTCGCGCACACGATGATCAGGGCTTGCCGTATCTGATCGATGCCCCCGAGGTAGTTACGGATCCAGCAGCACAGGAACGCGAGTGGCGCGATGCAGAGTTGGCCTCGGTGATGTGGCTGCGCGAGCGGCACCGTGATCAACTTGAGATTGAGGCCCCGACGACGCTGACCGGTGAACAGTTCAAGGAGCTGCTGTTGTACATGCAAGCCCTGCGCGGCTGGCCGCAGACGCCGGGCTTTCCTGATAGCGAGCGTCGTCCACTTCCTCCGGTCTGGATAGCGGGGCAAATAGAATAA